CCCACAAAAAAGCCACCTGCCGAAGCAAGTGGCTCATATCTCTATTTATTTTCTAATCTTAAGTGTTATGATTGGCTTATTTTTAATCTTACCCCACACAAGGGATGCCAGCCCCATGATCGCCCCGACTATACCAAACGCCGGTTCAACAATGATGAGATATGCAACTGCGAGCCAGAAAACAAGGCTCAATAAAGCTTTTATAAACTCTTTCTGCTGTTTGCTCATAGTGTATATCCCTCCTTTGATATCATTATACTCCTGGCAGGGCTATAAGTCCAGCATTGAAACTCTCTTTTTCTCCTGAAATACACACCTTCTGGCCTTAAAATTACAGAACCACTTAAAATGCTGAAACAAGTCGCACCACTTACCCATATACATGCGGGAGATCTCTTTTTCAGTGTATCCCATCTGCATTCCCATGAACACAAGCCACGCAAAGTCTACAGGTTCGCTTTCTCCGTCTGCTTCTTCCTCTGCGTGGTCATTGCGTTTTTTGTCTCAAAACACCTGTAAAATTCATCGTGCAGCGCAGCCGCAAGTGCTGTCAACGGGATGTCCGCCTTTCGTACGATCCCTTCTTTTTCATATTTGACAGGCGCTCTGCCGTCTTTTTCTGCTGTGATCGCTTCCCCTTCGTTCACCATCCATGTCAATGCATCATTGACAGCTCCGGCATTCGGGAATTTACCGTGGTACTTCGTTTTACCATCATCATCTATGATCTTGTTCCCATCCTCATCCAGATCTGGTTCCCATGTCATGAGCTTCTGCTCGAATTCCCCGATCGTCCCGTATTTGTCCTGGATCTTCTCCAGCACTAAAAGGTCGCATTTAATGGGATACTTTCTCCCTGTCAGTTCAATGGTGTTCATTTCTTCAAACATATATATGCCTCCTTTATTCTCACGACCCTTAGTCCGTAGTTTTTCCGCCTTTCTCATCCAGCCATGCGATTGCCTCTGCCTCGGTATCGAATATCTTTACATCTTTCCACCTTCCATCAGGCAGGGCCATTGCCTGCCCGGTAATGCTGGGCGTCTGATACTCAATGTTATCACCCTTCACCTTGTAACTTTCCTGGCCTTCTGTGAATTTCACCTTATACAGCCAGGATGCTGTATACTTTCTCACCCCATCCACTTTCTCAGCCACACGGAATCCGAACCCCACATACTTTGATTCGTCGCTGGCCTTATAGGTCACAGAATCTTCTGCCGTTGTGTGCCCGAACATGATCTCATGGGCCTTGATGGGAAGTGTGGATGTGTTCAACGTGATGTCCGCGTATTTAAATTCCTTATCGTATTCCGCCTTGATATCATCCGCGTACAATGACCCCTCCGCAAACTGCGGTGTGATGTCGATCTGTATTGCTTTCCCGCAGGTAAACGGATCTGCATACGTGTTTGCCGGTTCTGTTAATTTCGCGATCGTCGGCCTTGCTAATCCAATATATGCCATAGTCTTATTCCTCCATATCTTCTTCAAAAATGCATGAAAAACATAAATGGTGATATCCACTATCCTTTTCATGTAATGTAATTATGTCTGTCACAACAGCCCCTGCTTCCCGAAGGGCTTTTCTTATCTCCCGACGCCTCTCGGTATAATTGCTCTTGGTGTAGAGATGCACCTGCATGTGCTGCAGCCACTCCTGGTCCGTATCATCTGCAAATACTGCTGCTTCCTCCAGTTCTGGATTGTAAACAATATATTCCCTGGGCGGGTGTTCATCCGGACAGCACAATGGCCAGATGTTCTTTACTATTTGCGCCAGCACAAGCTCTATCCTTTCATTTACGCTCATCCTCCCGTCACCTCGTCAAATTTATCCTGCATGGCTTTCAGGCAGCCCTGCTCCGCGTTCTTTACCGCTTTACTTATGACAGGCCTTGCACCCTGTTTTTGTGTCCCCAGATCCAGGTACGCCAGCTTCTCATTATTCCTGATACCTTTCCTGTCCCTTCCTTTTGCGGTGATGGACACGTAATGGCCCAGGTGATTTTCCCCCGGCTTGTTCGCTTTTATGGACAAGGCAAGGTCTCCTTTTGCATACCCTTTATCCGCTTCCGCCTTTACCCGGCTCTTCAATTCTTTTTCCAGGATAGGGGCCGCTGCCTCCAGCATTGCAGGAGCTACGTCAGCAATATCTCCCAGCGCCATCAGTTCCTTTTCCAGTTCATCAAATCCCATCGTCTGAAAGCTCATATCATCACCCACATATGATCTGGATCTTTGCTTTTCCCGCCTTGTAAGTACGGACGATATCATATGTATATCCCTCATACTCCACTTTCCTGGCATATACCTTTTTTCCGTCTTCTTCATGGGCGGAAAGCTCAAAATCCTCCTGTCTGGTCTCAAGGACCAGCTTCACCTCAACGCCTGCACGCATGGCTTCATAAAACTCCATCCTGGTTGCTGATTTTTCCTCAACATAGATATCCACGCTGTGCTCTTCTTCTACCGGGAAGCCGTCTTTGTCCTTGGTCCTACTGCTCCATATCAATGTTGCTTTCATTAGCAGCCTCCTTTATATAATCGCCGGACAAAGCCATTGCATCCCGCAGGGAGCCAAATGCCGCCTGGAACCGTTCTGTATCTTCATCGTATCCATAATGAGACTTACAATACAGACGGACCGCCTGCCGGTACAACGGATCCGCTTCGTCTCCATATATCCCGGCAAGCTCCAGTTCTTTTTTACAGGCCTCTACCAGCCCCTGCAGTTCAAGTTCTGCATCTGCCGATCTCACTCGGATGATGCGTTTCAGCTCTTCGATCAAAAGCATATCACTCATTGTTTAACACCTCCAGGAGCTGTTGTTTGCTCATGCTGCCATAACCAGTGATCCCCTGTTCCTTCGCAGCTTCCTTTAACTGCACTACGGTATAGGAATCATCGTATACGGTACTATTATTTGCTGCCGGCACCGTGCGGCCCTTTATTCCCCCGCTTTGTATTTCAACAGGGCATGCGCTTTTGATGTTACCATAGCGCCATCCACGATCGCATATGCACAGTAATCTGTAATACGGTCTTTGATATGTTCCTCCAGCGTCACACTGATCTCCTTATTCACATTTGCCGTGTATCCCCTGGATGCGTTTGACATCAGAATCTCACCATCCAGCATGGAATCATCCTCTTTGACCGGCATTCCAAGGATCTTAAATGCCCCGCCGTTTGCTACGTCAGCAATCAGCATAGGCCGTCCGTTCTGATCCTTCACATTGGCAATCTCTGTCCAGATGGTATTGGAGTTAGCATATACGGCCAGGCCACCGGCATACCCACTCTTTACTTTTGCCCTTGTTGTGATGATGTCGGTATATCCCAGTGCGCCCTTCGTATATTCCGAAATCTGTGGAGTATTTTCCTGTTTTTCTAATGCCGTTACAATGCCCAGCGGTTCTGCTTTAAAGCTTTCCCCGCTTCCAGGCTGTCCTTTTCCATGAGTAGAGCCATAACCCAGGGCGGCCCCCATCTTCTCAGCCATTCGCTTCTGGATATATGGCAGGAATTCATCCATAGCCATCTCTTTCAGTTTCCAGGATACCGTGATCGCTCTGGAAAGCTCGCAGCCGTTCAGGGTCAGGGTCTCAAAGGTCTCTTTTCCATCCTCTGTTTTGGTTGCTTCATCATACCATTTCGCATCCGTGGATGTGTCAGCCTTGATCATGGTCAGGATACCGTTCACATACGTTTTACTGATGTCATTCCAATATGGATAGATCTCTCCAATCTCCTGCCAGATACCGGCTGTCACGACTTTTGGGATGACCGTGCCCGTATTTCCTGTAGTATGGGTGAATGCTTCGTTCACCATCTTATAAGCTGCGTCCTCCTCGGCAGAAAGCGGTTTTCCCATCATGCTTTTTGCCCAGGCAGTTTTGTAGGTCTCGGAAGAATAGTCAAGCTTCTCCTCTGTGTGCTGCTGTCCATTCATGGCAATCCCTTCTGCCACTCTGGCTGTTCCTGCAGATATAACCCCGCCTTCTGCCCTTGCATCTGTGAGATTCTGCATGTTCATGCCCTGCGGTACGTTCTCCATAGCCTCCAGAGCCGCATTTGCCTTGGCTTCTGCTTCAAATCTCTCATCCAGAGCTTTGATCTCTTCCATTTTCTTGTTCCCCTCATCAATCTTTCCACTGTTGATGAGCTGCTTTGCTTCGTTCAGCATACCCTGCCTTTTTTCTAAATATTCTTTTCTTCCCATTTTCTGGCTCCTTCCAATTCTAATAGTTTCAAATTCATCATGGCACGTTCCATTTCCGGCGCCATAGCAAGTGTCCTTGCTCGTTCCATCTGTTCTTTTGATGGCAGTGCGAACATGGATGCGGTCATCAGCTCAGGCTCCTGCTGCTCAAACATGATCTTATCGATCAGCTTCCTCTCCAGCGCCTGCTGCGCATTCAGCCAGGTCTCATGCTCCATCATATCCAGGACTTCCTGTTCAGTCATGCCTGTCTTATTCATGTAGGCCGTACACAGTGCCCTGTCTGCGGTCCGCAACACTTCCGCCATATGTTCCATGTCACTGTGGTTCCCGCGCGCCCCGGAAGACACACAATGCACCATCAGCAATGCTGTAGGTGACATCTCACAGTACCCTGCTGCCGCAATCACTGAAGCAGCGCTGCACGCCTGACCGGTGATATAGATTTTTATACCCGCGGTATATCCCCGTAACATCGTGTAGATCTCCGATCCTACATCAATCGCACCTCCTGGAGAGTTGATATAGACATCATGCACTTCATTTGGGTATGTATCTATGACCTTTTGTACATCCCTTGGGCACGTGCTGTCTTCCGCAAACCAGTCATAATACCATTTATAATCATTCGGGATGATCACTCCCCTAATGTCGATTCTTGCCATCCTTTCCCTCCCTTCCGGCTGTCAAAAGCCCTTTTATGATATCTGCAGTTACATGACAGTTTTCTGCATTCATGTTTTTAAGAGCTGTCTCAACGAGATTTACTACCTGGGTGTCCAATCGTCTGATAGGCTCGTCACCGCCTACAAGCGGAGCCATATTCATGGTCTCTCTCCACTCATTTGGTGTCATAGCTCCACGGTCTACCATTGCCTGAAAAGCCAGCTTTGTGGTTAGGCTGGCGCACTGTAAGTTATTGGCCTCAAATACGATCTTATTCCCGAATCCTCTCTCCTTGCGTGTAAACAGCCCTACTGTATAGGTTCCATGCATTTGGACCACTACCGGCTCTATCTCTGCCTCATAATAAGCCGTCCATTCATCCTCAGTGTAATTCGACTGGACGATCTTTTTGTTCGTGTTAAAGAAGGACTGTATCCGCTCGATTGTTTTATCCGTCTGTGCTGCATTCGGTACATAATCCTTTGGTTCTATCCTTATCGCTTCCGCCTTAGCGTCAACACCGGCGGCTCCAAACGTCTCACTTTCAATTGCAAGATAATCTTCCACAAAAGATTTCACATTCTTCTTAACATCCTCCGGACGCATGGAGCTGTTAAATTTCAGCAGCCACCGGATGATACCACTGTTTTTGATTGCTTTTATGATACCCTGATCTATTGTCCCAATGAG